CATTGTCAATAGAAGAATCGTAGTTTTTAACTAGCTTCCAGTATTCAAGTATAGCATTAAACATACCTAGATGTCTTGCATGAGACTCTTCATCCCAAACATGAAACAATATTAATCCTGTATCAGCTCTGTCTACAAAGATAGAAACTCTCTGAGGATTATCTATATTACAGCCTTGAGCATATGCTGATAGCTGCATACCGTGTTCATCATAAACTAATTTAGCAGGGTCTTTGCCTTCTAAGTTATCCTTAGTTTTAAAGTCAACAAAGATTCCTGATTTGGAATATAAATCTATCTTGCCCCCATAGCCTGAATCAGCACAGAAAGAATCTTCTGCTATCCATTCTTCGTTAGGAAAGTTCTCATCTAACCAAGTCTTGATAAGTTTATAAGGTTTAGTTTTAGATATACCTAAGAATCCTTTTTCAATTTGATAGTGAATCTTAGTACCTTTCTTTGCAGCTTCCATGCCAATCTTTTTAGAATCAATCTTACATCTATAAGCAAAAGAGTCAATAGATTCTCCCTCGTTTCTTTCAAGAGTAAGTGCAGAGTTTAAAGCTTGATTTATCTTCCAGTTTTCTAAAGATGGCTTGGCTATCATACCTAAGATGGTGGTAACAGAAGGAACAAGACCTAGGCTTTTAGCATCCCTAAGTGTTGTGTTCCTTTCTTTACCATTAGCACCTATGATTGTATACATAGGCTCACCATCTTGAGCATACCAATGTCCAGATTCAGACGTAAATTTATTATAACTATCTAATTCAGTTTTGTCAATATCTTTTTTATTTTTCATACTGTTTCCTCTGTAATACTATCAATAATTTTAATAGCACTATTAATTTTTAATTTAAACCATTCACCTTTATTATCTTTAGATTCTGCTTTACATAACTTATGTGCTTGAGATTCTGCAGTTCTTCTATTTGAAAATGATTTACAATACTTTAATTCATAATCTCTATGTGGGCTAGATGTTTGGTATTGATTACATCTATCTTCTGAGTCAATAGCCATACCAATTTTTACCCATCCTCTCCAAGCTTTGTTAGTTATAACATACACTTGACCTTCTGAAGATGTAGTATATTTTGAAAGCGAACTAAAAGCTGCATCTTCAAAAGTTTTATATCTTCCCGGTTTATATAAAGGATGAGACCTTGGTATATACTTACCATTAACATACATGTTTTTATTTAAGTATTCACTATAACATGTTTGACATATATAATCTTTTCTTTTTAATCTATGTTCGTCATAGTTTTCATTTAAAACTAATTCAACATCACAGTGGTTACAATTTTTATTAATGTGTTTCATACCAGTTATCTCCTATTTTATATTCTCCTGTTAAAGGACAACGCATATTAAAATGTTCACTTGCTTTCTCAATTGCTTCAACTCCAAGTCTACCTACAGCTTCTGTTTGAGATTCTTTTACTTGTATCTGCCATTCATCATGAATATTAGCTACAAACTTAGCATCAAGAGTATTTAAGTTTATTAAATCTTGTAAGATACACATAGCTTTCTTCATAACAATGGCACCCCCGCCTTGTAATAAAGTATTAAGTGCAGCATGTTGACTACGTACATATATCTTACGACCATCTAATCCTTTAAGAAAACCTCGTTCAGAAGCTTTCTGTACTTTATCTTTTAGAGTTCTAAGCGAAGGTAAGTTCTTGAAGAAAGTTTGTTTTAGTTCTTTACCTTTCTTGATACCTCCACCTGCTACACTACCAATCTTAGCATCACCTGCACCATAAACTAATGCATAGATAAATGTCTTAGCTTGGTCTCTAGTTTTAAGACCTGCAAGATTCTGATTAGTAGTATGAATGTCTCCGTTGATAACCTCTTCAATATAATCAGGGTCATCCATATAATGTGCTAACATTCTAAGTTCTAATCCACTAGCATCTATACCTACAAGTTTATATCCTTGAGGAACAGTCCAACATGAACGACACTCTTTACCATAAGGAGAACCTGCATTTGGAACTTGTGCCATGTTAGGATTTCTGTGTGTCATTCTACCTGTAATAGTTCCATTAGGTATTACACTACCATGAACTCTATCATCTTTAAGTTCATCTATCCAAGATGTGACTTGTGCTATACGCTTCTGATATAGTAAGAAGTCTGCAATCAACTTAGCTTCTCTGATGTGTTCAATTTTTTTGAGAGTACCTTCATCTACAATAGGCTGTCCTGTTGGTGTAAACTTTTTAGGAACCCAACCAAAATCAATTAGGTATTCTCCAATTTGTTTACGACTACCAAGATTAAAGTCAACTAACTTCTGCCTCATGAAAGGTTCAACGTTTTGAGTTTTAATACAATTACGATATTCTTCATCAGTCAATCCACGTTTAGATAACTCACCATCTTTTCTTACATAAGGTGTAACTAATTTATCATCAACTAACTTAGGTTTGAAAGTATTATGTACTTCATCTTCGACAGCAAGTTGCTTTGCTTTGAGTTCAGCAAGAAGTTCCATAGCTTGTTGAGTATTAAAAAAGAAACCAGTCTTCTCTTGCTCTTTCATTATCTTAGCTACACGATGTTCTAAATCTATACATTCTTTACTGAATATTTTACCTTCTTTAATAAGGTAATTATATACAGCTTCATTTAGTTTAACATCTTGAATACAATACTCTAACATTTCAGGAGTATAGGAATCAAAGTCTTCGGGTTGTTCTTGTTTCAAACAACCAACACGCCAACCCCAAGCTTTCAAACTATGTCCGTTCTCACGAACAGGATTGAATAGTCTTGACATAACAAGTGTATCTTCTATCTTACAATTAAACTTAGCACCGTAAAGTTTTTCTAGTACAGGTATATCGTAACCTATGATGTTGTGACCTATAAGTGTGTCAGCTTGTTGTAAGAATTTAATTCCTTCTTCTATCTGTGTGTTATCAAATGTATGTATCTTACCATCTAGTTCTTTAGCTACAATACACCACACATTATTAGGGTGAAGTCCATCAGCTTCTATGTCAAATACTATTTTAGAATTGTTCATTGTCAAATGTTTCCTCCTCTGATACTTCAAACAATCTACCAGTATCAGGATTATATCTAAGACCACAAGCTAAACCTGTATCACCTGTGTATCTAGATTTCAATACACGAACCTTAGTGGTGTTTGCTTCTTCAGGATTATTTGCTTGTTGGTTTCTTTCTAGTGCAATCACACAATCAGATAACTGTGCTATACCTTGTGAGCCTTTTAAGTGTGATAGAGATACTTCGATACCTTGCTCGTGTCCTTTATCACCCGATGCTCTACGTAAGTGAGATACTAATATCATACCTACTCCTGTTTCTTCTACAAGACTACGTAATTTATTCATCAACATATCAATACCTCGTCTCTCGTCTCCTTCATGGAGAACATTAACAAGCATATGTAAGTGGTCAACCACCACCCATTTACATTCACATCCTACGATAATGTATCTAAGCTTGGCAAAGATATCATCAATATCAGTAGCACCTAAATGAGCATGAATATAAACTCTACCTTCAGGTATTGCCTTATCAAATAAAGCAAGTAAATCTTCTTCAGTATAGTTCTTTCTCTTCTCAGATAGATAGATTCTATCATTAGCTTCAATGGATAAGATACCGTCAGCAGTTCTTAACCAATTCTCTTCAAGTGCTACAATACCTACATTATCGTCTGTGTTTTTAATAAGCCAATGTTCAAGCTCTCTAGTTACACTAGACTTTCCGAGTCCTGTTCCACCTGTAAGTGTTACCAGTTCTCCTTTACGCATTCCATATAGTTTCTTGTTCAAGCCTTCCCATGGATATGCAATACTTTCCTTCTCTTCTCTATGTAACCAATCACCTTTTTGTGATGATAGTTCCATGATACCTGAAGGTGTGTATGTCTTAGCATTCCACCATGCTTGAGTAAACTCTTGGAATTTGTTTTGTTTAAGCATTTCATTTGCATCTTTATATCCATTAGGAAATGTCATGATTCTAGTTTTGTTAGGCTTTAGTATTTTAGCTACAGCTTTTGCAGCTTCTTTACCTGCCTTGTCATTATCAAAACATAACACTACATTATCAAATGATTCTACAAATTCAATGCTTTCTCGTATGTCTTTAACAGCAGCCGAAGCTCCACGTTTAAGAGATACTACTGACCACTTACCTTGAAAGAGTTCATGTACTGCCATAGCATCACACTCTCCTTCAGTAATAGTCAGATACTTACCACCTGTATTTCCATACAGTTGTTCTCCGAATAAACCAGTATTATCAAAGGTACCATTAGTTACGAAACCTTTATTAGCTACAAACCTAGTTTTAGTACCAACAACTTCATTACCATTAAAGTATGGATAGATGTGTTGGGTAACATTATTATTCCTATCTTTTACTATCTTAACACCAAACTTAGTTGCTGTATTTTCAGAGATACCTCTGTCAGTTAAAGCACCATAAGCACCAGTATAAGATGTAAGGAATGTATTATCAGGTTTAGGTTTACTCGTCATCTCAACTACCTTACCAGTTGATTCATTGTCATAGTCTGTAAAGAATGTATTACAACTAAAACATTTAGCAGAACCATTCTCGTTTAATGAAACAGCATCACTGCTACTACATTTAGGGCAAGGTAATTTGTGTTTAATAAATTGAGTTCTTTCTTGTTGCATTCTATCTCCATTAGAAATGTGGCTAGGCTTTTACACCTAGCCGATTTATATTTACTCAGAGTCTTCAGATGTATCTGCTTCCTCTTCTTGTTCAACCATAGCTTCAGGAGAATCCTTTAGCACAGCTTCAAGATTATTCTGATGTCCTTGAGAAGCAAAGTTTAAAGCTTCTACTATAGTATTTAAAGTTCCTATCTTTGTGATAGATATATTAGCATTAGCTTTTCTTTGCTCGTCCTCAATCTTAGAAACATCAAAGACTGATTCACCATCATCATTCTTAATAGTAATAATCATAATTAAAACTCCTCGTCTTCATCAAAGAACTCAGAGCCATCAGATGATTTATACTCTACCAAGTCTACAATCTGAACAGCTTGTAAGTCAAGACCTTTCCCTGTCTTACCTGCATACTCCCAATCGTATTCATTATATTGGACTCTAACTTTAGAGCCATTACCAACAGCAAGATTTACTTCCTGTTTGTTTTGGTCTAGTAATCTAGGAGCAACCCTGACCATTCCATTTGGTCCATTTACTTTCCTTTTAATTACTACAGCAGAACCTTCATCCATCTGCTTAATGGTATGCCCACGAGAAGCAAAGTCATTTGCTGTCTCTTCATCAACAACTAAGTTGACTGTGTACATTGGTTCATAAGTTGTATTAGGCTCTTTAATACTTGCCCAATACGCAGTTCCTTCTACTATCATATTTACCTCCTACGGTTTAGTTATTATTAGAAGTCGTTAAAACTGGGAGAGTTTTGAGCTGACTACTCTCGGAGTCATGGACTGAAGCCAAACCAAATAGTTTTATATTTGGAGATAGAGGGCTTAAAGTTCTTTGGTTACTCGATGTCATGTTGCACATTCTACACTAATCCTTGATGAATGTCAAGCAAAATATCATTTATTGTATAAATAGTTTCATCACAAAGTTTTACATAATAATATTCATCCTCTTTCCAACGAACTTCATAAGCTATCTTGTTCTCATAAAGCTCTTGATTATTATTCTGAATCCAAGACTCAAACTCTCGGTACTCATCTTTGTTTAATTTTTTATATCCTTCGTACATATTATAGTCTCCACCATGTTGTCTCTTAAATAAATAATTTAATTATACCTGTTAGTAATACAAAAGTTGCTACTGCATTTAATACTATCAAAGCTCTGTCGTTCCACATCAAACCTACTAAAGTCCACATAAAACAACCTATAAAACTTAGTATTAAATCTACTTCTTTTAAATCAGGTATTGTCCTAAAACAAATTGCTACTATTATAAAACAACTTGCAACCCATTTCAAGTACCAATCAGTTGTTTTTGTTTTTCTTGTCATAATCTCTATCTGTTATTAAAAATCCAACACCTATTAAACAAAATAACATAAACCCTATTACAAATACTAGTCCTATTATTTCTCCTATCATTTGCCCTCCTCTTGCACAACATATTTATATTTATCACTACTCCAACCTAAGTCAAGTAAGTCTACAACTTCATATCTTAATTTCTCAAGAGTTGTAATGTCTGATAAATACAAATCATTTATCTCGTGTAGTGTGTTAAGTACTCCATTGAGTTGATTAATTCTGTTTACTAAATCGTAATAGTCTTCTTTACTTGACTCAATAACTACTTTATTTTTTAAATGTTTTACTTTCATTTTCCTTGCCCTCTATATTTCTTATGGTTAGCTTTTCTATTTTTATTCATAGTAGAGTAGCCAACATTACCTTTACCTTGACTTGTTCTCTTACCTCTAACACCAGTAGCTGATGTATGAGTTGATGAGAATGCTTTAGATTTTACTGCCATTTTATTTTATCCTTTTTCTTTTGAAATAATGTTTTCAAATACATCATAACATACTGAAATTTGTCCTTGTCTTTCAAAGAAAAGACAAACAATAGTAATTACTAGTGCTAAAATTATTCCTAAATAATTAAAATCTTTTATATTAAATTTCATTGTATTCTATTTTCTCCTTTTTTCTTTTATCGTTATACTCTGTAACTTCCTTACCATTTATATAACCTGTTTTAACTTGAGTCCACTTACCCTCATTAAATCTTACCTCAATAAATTTAACAGTCTTATCAATCTTTTCTTGTTCTATTTCTTGTTTTCTTTTTTCTACTTTATCAATGTGTTGTGTCATGATATACTTCCTCCACAATTTTAAAAGCATCTTGTAAATCTGTCTCAGGTATATAACCTCTAAGCTCTCTTAATTTTTTAATGTTCATATTTTCTATGTCCCAAGATTTATTATCTACAGTTCTTGTTAAACTTTTTATTTCCTCAACCATGTCCATACCAATCATGGTATCAACAGCAGAATAAATAGAACTACAATAAGTTTTAAGCTTATCATGTTTTCCATTTATTACTACATCAATTATATATTCATCCATTCCCTGTTATCTCCTGTAGTTCTTTGTAAGTTGTTATGTGTGGATTTCGTTTGATGTGTTTCATAATCCATTTGTCTGTCATGTATGACAAGTAAAGCTGTCCTTGACCAAAGGCATGAGTCTGGTCAGGCAATAGTCCTTCAACATTATCAACAGTAATAGTGGATGCTTGGTCTTCAGGTAATAAAGTCTGAAGCCACTCAACTTGGATAGGCTTTACTCGTCTACGTAGTTCTTTTATTTTCTTTTGATTCATATTATTTCCATGCTGTAAATTCCATATAAGGTGTTTCTCTGTGTGTTTCAGGTAAGAATTCTACCATACTTTTTACATCTTGTAAAGTCCAATTAGTTGCTGTTGTTTCTCCCTCATCATCATGAGATAGTAACAATGCTTTACCTCCATAGTTAGCACCAATCTCTAGCATTCTAAAGTATCTTTGATTGTCTATAAGTAAACCCTCATCATCAATATACATATCTTCATGAGGTGTAAGTCTCACACAATCAAAAGTTCTACAGTCAACTAAAGAATAAATCTCTCTATAGTCTCCTGTGTATTCAGTCTCCTTAATTGTTTGGTCGAATGGGTTTATTAATATTGCTTTCATAAGTTTCTCCTTTTAATATATTGCTCCGTTATAAAATCTATTCTCGGCTATGAATCCAAGTATCTCATCTCTGTCATCGTCTTCATGTAAACCATAGACATCACATATGATTCTGATATCTTCTTCAAGTAAGCCTTGTTGGTCTAAGTCTAGAACTTCCTCAAAGATTTGTTCTAGTGCTTGGTCGTTAGTTGTGTTGCTCATAAATATTCTCCTCTAGTTCAGCTATTGCATCCCACATATTATCAATACATTCTTTTACTTCTTGTGAACAATCTCCTATAGCATTGTCTAAATAAGACATAGTAAATCTTAAATGTAAAGTCTTTTTATTAGCGGGTGTATGTTCATTACTTTTCATTAGCTACCTCCTCTACTTCTAAAACTTCTTCATTTTCAAAGCCATAGTCAAGGTCTCCACCTGTAGAGGCTTCTCTAAATAAGCTGTAGTCTCCCTCTAAAACTTTTTCTTCTGCTTCTTTTTGGGAACTAGCTTCTAATTCTATTTCAGAATAGCCAATCCATTTTGTATATACTTTATAAGTTTTCATACTACCTCCTGTATATCATCGCATTCAAAATCTTTTGAAGCATCATAACCTATACTAAATCTTAAACTATCTCTAGCTTTATAATAAGCATCGTCTTCATCTTTACCTTCTACTAAATAAGTATAATCAAGAGTATCTATCGGTGTAAATTTTATTTTATAAGTTTTCATGTTATCTCCATTCATTACTACGTGGCATATCATCTGTAGTTCCACCTAGTTTCTCAATCAATTCGTATAGTCCTAATATGACTCCATAATGTTCACTTTCAGTATGGCTATCATTTACCCACCCATCATCTGCAATAATTTCTCTTGCAACGTCTTTTATTTTTTCAATTGTTATCATCATCTTTTTCTCTTAATTCTTTTTGTTCTTTCATATGTTTGATAATTTCAATTAATAAATCATCAAAATCGTCTACATGATATTTATCTAATAGTTCTACTATCATACTACCTCCTATGCTGTTTGTATTACAAAGCCACTCATATCTTTCTTGGCTTTACCTTTTGCTTTTAGACCTACAATAACATTCTGTTTGTCTAAAAATCTTAAGTCTGTTTCATCTCCATTGACTACCTCTCTGCCTTTGAAATGTATAGGCATATCACCATTGAATACTACTGCTATGTTGTATGCAATCTTGTCAAACCAATTTGCATACTTCATGTTAGCTTCTGAATAACTCCATGTCAAGTGGTAGTTTTTGTAATCAGATACTTTTCTTGTAGGTATCTTGGTGTAATCATAAAACTGAACATCAGGAAACATCTCAAAGATATTCTGTTCGTCTACCCTGATAGTCTCCCATTGTATGTCACTAGTGCCATTGAGTCTTATGCAAGGAAGCTTGTCTTTATTTTTACAGTATCTTACAAACTTTGTAATGTCTGTAATCAGATAAGACATGAAGGTATTTCTATCCTCCAAATACAATTTAGTCTTACGTTTTCTAGCTTCTTGTATGACATTAGTAGTCTCACCTTTCTTTATAATGCCACCTCTACCTGCTGTATTGAGACAGGCTTCCTTACACCCTGCAATATCTTGATATGGACATATCTTAGTATTGATTGGACTAAGGTGCATGATAGCAGTTAAGTAATCACTAACTACCTCACCTTTTTTAGTCTTTGGATTGTTAAAACTTAGTAATTTATAGCTCATAGGTTCTCCATTCTTTCAGGTAAAACAAATACTGAATGACAATAGGAACAACATCTACCTTCTGCATAAGGCTCTGCATTCTCTCCTTGATTCCAATATACTTTACCGTCTTCTGTTTTCTTTTGTTCTATGTCACCCTCACAGATAACACATTCTAATATTTCATCAAACATTTTATACCTCTTCAATATATATTTTATGACCTCTTGCTGAGTTATTTAAACTTTTAGAGGATATCTCCATGATACAACTTACATTGTAGTCAAGTATTCTTTTGTGTGCATTATTTTTAAAGAAGTGTGCAGTAGCCATTATCTTAAACAATTCCATAGCTTGTTGTTTAGGATACTCTAACATCTTTACTTCTTCTCTCTCATTATCAAACCTACAACTATGAGTTGAAAGCTTTATAAGTTCTTCGTTATCTTCCCATATATAATTAAATATAAATCTATATGTTTCGTATTTTGGATTTTGAAATCCTACTTGTTTTCTTGGCATATTTATCTCCTGTTAAAATTAAAAGGCACTTTAAAGTGATACCTAGCACTCGAACATTATCTTTTAAAGTCACCGAACGACTGACTATATGCCTTACTCTCGTTTAGCATCATGAGTACACAAGAGTAAGGACTTTGTTTTAGTGTATTGGACGATGGGTTCTAGCACTCATTCCAATCTTTATCTTACGACCTACTTCGTCACTCCATGTCCCCGAATTTAATCTAGGATTTATAATGGCTCAGACTTCAGGATTTTACAGTAAGCTCATCTTACACTAAAATTTAAAAGTGTGGCTAGTCACGTGGTGGTTTAGTTCTCATTCGTGTTTTATCCTTAACCTAGTTTTTCAAGGCTTTTACAAAGGCTCACTCTTAGCCACAACTATCTTCTAAGAAAACAACCTAGCAAATCTAAGCTTCATTCTTCCAAAGAAACTACCAGTCATTAAGATTTGATAGTCTTTGAGAGCTTCTAAGACTTCTTGGACATCTAGATTATTAGCCACTTCAAGTATCTGCATACCTTTGTTGTCTTTACCTAGTGGTGTAGGTCTTACAAAGTGCAGAGGTTTTGAAGGATTACCTCTTTGTTGATAGATTGAAACTTTACCAACATGATACCCTAAAAAAGTATCACCGACAGTAGTTTCATTTCTTTCTTTATCTTTTCTTACTCTAACTATATTTACTCCAAGTGAATTAGCAAAGTTCCAAATTGCTTTCTCACCTATACTAGCTCTATCATAGATAGATTTTACAGTTTTAGTATCACGTTTTCCATATACATATTTAGCCATTTATATCTCCTTTATAATGGTGGGTTTAATTTAACAGAGACTGTATAGCCTTCTGTCATGTTTTCGAAGTTTGAAATAACTTTTTTAACTTCGTCTTTTAGATTTTCGATATCGATTGCTTCTATCTCATCTACTCTGATTTCAAGTTCACTTAAATTATATTCAAGACTTTCTTGCTCATATTTTAAATCATCAGATGAATCTTGTAAAGCATCAACTCGTATTTCTAAATCTCTCATTCTTGCTTCAGCTACTAATATCTTTTTCACAAAATCATAATAGCCATCAATACCTAATAACTTATGTATTAGTTTTCTCATATCTATCTCCTTTTTAAGCTGTTTGATACTGCTCTAATCTTTCTCTCAAAGCACCATCGTTAGTTTTTTCCAAAGCCATATAAACTAATCTAGGCTCAATTCTAAGTAGTCTTGGAAAGTTAAAGCCATCGCAATTTAATATTCCTGATACAACTCTGTCCCAATTATTTTCTTCAAGACCTTTAGTAATTGCTAAAGCTCTAGTATCTGCCATACCTCTGTCAATCAAAGACAAAGCAAAATAATTAGTATTATCATCTGTTATTGGTGTGTATTTAAATGTTTTTATCATATCTATCTCCTAATTTACTTTATTAATTTTATAGTTTTCAACATCAACAGCTTCAACTTCTGTAAAAAATTCTATAATTCCTTTCTTTTTACTTTCAGCTTCTACAAATGTTTCTTGAATTTCATAGTCTGAATTTACCCAAACTATTCTATATTCATTTACCCATGATATTTTTTCATCATTCATTTTTTCATAATCATGTCCCATTTTTATCTCCTATACTGTTGGGTTAATATCTTCAGCTAATTCATTATTAGCTTCAATGGTTTCAGCTTTTAATTCCTGTTCGGTCATAAAATCTAAAAATTCTAAGTGGTCTAGTTCGTCCATATTTATCTCCTATATTTATGAGACTTTGAAGTCTCGGTTTGTTGCTGACCGACAAATTATATCGTTTTGCCGAGCAGATGTCAAGCGTTTTAACAAACTTAAAGTATATATTTATATTTAAAGTTTGCTAATCGTCCAAACTGTTCCCATTTCCATAGTGTTGTCATTCAAAAAATCATAGGTTGATTTAACAAACAAGTGTTGTTTTTTATTAGACTTATGTTTATATACTATCGACCTATCTTCTTTGAAAGAGTTTCTAGCTTTTACAACATAACCTAACTCATTGATATATCGTTCTAATTTATCAAAACTGTTGAACTTTTCAACCTTCAATTTTGAATCCAATATTGTTTGCATATTCAATTTACCATTAGGATTTTTACATTTGATTTTGCCTTGCATATTTATCTCCAAATATTTTTAAAATTAAGCGGGGGTTTGTTCCTCGCTGAGCCGACACCCATTTTAGCGAAGCCACCGAGAAAGTCAAGCGTCTTAACAAACTTAAAGTATATACTTATATTTAAAGTTTGCTGAGTCTTTAAGTATAATCTTAAAATAATTTTAAAGTTAAAATTTTAAGTTTATCCACAAGTAATTAACAAGATATATACAAGTTATACATAAGTTATCCACAGATAATTTTAAGTTATCCACAGATAATTCTAAGTTATACACAGATTTTGCCCTCAATATCCAGCCCAAATTAAAAAAAAGCCCTCAATCCCCAGCCCAACTGTAAAACTCGAGCTTAAACTTACTTAACTTACTTAATTCTTTGGTATGGTCGGATGCCATATAAAAAGCCTTCATCACTAATTAAGCTGAGAAGATTTTAGAGTTCTTAAGTTATGATAAATTCTAGGCATAAAAAAACTCTCTCACTTGAAAGGCGAGAGAGTTCCGAAAAGTTTTAGCTATTCTCTTTTAGATATAAAGCAATCTTATCAAGATAAACTTTAGGAAGACTCTTACCTTGAAGAATCTGATGAGCTTTCTTAAAAGTTAATCTCTCATCTTTAGCTAAACTATAAAGACATCCTTGAATTTGCTTTTGAAGTTTCCAATTCATATTGGCACCTTTCTTAGCAAACTTATATCCTATTGCTTGACATTGTTTGAACGAAGCAGGTGCTGAAGTTCTGTCTTTATCAAAGCTATTTATATCAAATGTATTTTCCATATTATACTCCTTTAAGTAATGGATTTATATATACTCGCAACATAATCTTGCAAGTGGTTAAGGTCGTCAGTTTTATCACTGACTATTCCTAAAGCTTGGATTCCGCTTATCATTAAAGCTAATACGTAATCTTTTGCTTGAGAAACTGTTTTAAATTCTATTGTCTCGTTATTTGAAAAGGTAATTAAAATCATAATAAATCTCCTATATGGTTTTCAGAGATTGTTAGATTTTCTAGTTGCAAATGCTTGAGTTTTACGAAGTAAAAGTTTTAGAGATTTCCGAGTCTTCGAGGAAATACTCTAAACATTTGCCACTCTAAAATCTTTACAATATCGTAAACCAGCTTAAATAGGAGATTATTATGACAATTTTAATAGCTTTTCACGAGACAATAGAATTGTTTCTCAACAAAAGTTACATTAAAGCCTGATAAGCTTCCAAGCTTTAGATAGTCAGTGAGACGACCATAACCACAAAAGATTATCGAGTATGAACACCATTACAATTGTATAATATGAAAATACTTTGAGTGCTTTGATAACAGAACAAAGCCCTGCAAGTGAGTGTCAAGCAATAGAATATGCTAAACAGCCAATTGAATTGGAAACAAGAAAGCAACATGAAAGGCTTCGTAATGCTAAAGACTTTAAAGTTTTAAAGTTACGAAGAAGATTCTTCAAGGTAAAGACAAAAGATTATCTATGCTTTATATCTCTTAAATAGCTTGAGGAACTCCGAAGCCTTTCAAGTGAGATAGAAACCATTGAGGTCTAAAGTTATCTTTTCTAAAATCTTCTCAGGGGTGGGCAGGAGACCATACCCTCTACCCTATATATCTATAGCGTGATTATACATTATACAGGAAAATGACCATTAACCAGAACTAGTTAACGCCCCGACACCAAAACTTTAAAATCTTTAAAGTCTTTAAAGGTATTTTTTAGACGTAAGAATTCCCCCATCTAGGATTACTTTTAGATGTGACTTTGGATACTTGGGGGATATATTGACCGTGGGGGACCACAATGTTATTGTACACTTCAAATTCAATTTTGTCAAGTCTTTGAGCAAAAAAGTTAAAAAACTTTAAAGTGCTTGGAAGTCTGACAAAAGACTTGACAAGTCTAATTTTGACGTGTATACTAGATTCATGGCTATACTTCCATCTATAGATAACAAAAGTAGAAAAAGAGAACTAACTGAAAAGCAACAGGACTTTCTTAATCATCTAGTCGATACAGGTGGTGATGCTAAGAAAGCTGCTGAACTTGCAGGTTATACTTCTCACTACCATCACGTTGTAAAGACTTTAAAGTCTGAAATACTAGAACTCACTCAAGAGATACTAGCTAATTCAGCCCCTAGGGCAGCTTTTAAGGTCGTAGAGATAATGGAATCTAAAAGACCCATTGTACAGGCTAATAACAAATTAGCTGCAGCACAGACGTTACTTGATAGGGTTGGAGTTTCTAAAGTAGATAAAGTAGATATTAATCATAATATGAATAGTGGTGGTATCTTTCTTATGCCTGATAAGGCACCTTTAGATTTAGAAGAAACTGAAGACGGTGACTACGAAGTAGTTGAAGATTGAATATGAAACTTTGGATAACTGAGTTTGTAGATATGGATGATAAATCTTCTTTAGGTCCTTACATCAAAGCAGAGACTGTAGGAGAAGCTAACAGGATAGCTATACAATACGGATTGTTAGTACTTGGAGAGATTCAAGAGTTACAACATGAAAATATAGAAACTAAAAGGACGGTACATTAATGGCTAAAAAAGACCCAAGATTAGAAAGAGCTGGAGTATCAGGTTATAACAAACCTAAAAGAACTCCGGGACATAAAACTAAATCACATATTGTTGTTGCTAAAGAAGGTGACAAAATAAAAACAATTAGATTTGGACAACAAGGTAAAAAGGTTGGTAGTCTTACAGGTACTGCTGGTAAACCTAAAGCAGGTGAATCAGACAGAATGAAAGCCAAGAGACGTTCTTTTAAAGCAAGACACGCTAAGAATATTAAGAAAGGAAAAATGTCAGCAGCTTATTGGGCTGACAAAGTTAAATGGTAGTCAAAGGAGACTAATGGTAAGTAGGTACTTTAAAAAGTTTCATAAACTTATGAAATGTTCTAGGCTACAAAAAGTAGTAAAGACATTTATAGGAAAATAACATGCCACACGCAGGACACTTTAAATTCAAAGCCTTACACAAACAAAACAGTAGATTGTCTATGAGACGTAATCAAGGCAAACCCGGTAACATTACTCGTGATGAGTTTAGTGAGAACTGGGATAAAATTTTCGGTAAGAAAAAGGAGAATGATAATGCCAAGAAAAAAAACGACAACGACTAAGAAAAAGTCGACTGTAAACAAAGCCGGTAACTATACGAAACCGACTATGCGTAAGAGGCTTTTCGAAAAGATTAAAGCTGGTACTAAAGGTGGTAAAGCCGGACAATGGTCTGCTCGGAAAGCCCAGCTTCTTGCAAAAGAATACAAAGCTAAAGGTGGAGGCTATAAGTAATGCCACTACAAAAAGGAAAAGGAAAAAAAATGGCTAAACAAACTTCAAAAAGCTGGAAGTCTCAAGGACACTATCTTAGAGACGGTACCGAATGGAAAGGTAATCAACATGCTATGAGTAACGGTAAAATACATACAGGTAAAACTCATACTAAAACAAGTAAGCCTTTGTTTCATTTTAAAGAACTAAGTAAAACTGCACAAGCAAAAATATTAAAAAAACATGACATTAGCAAAAAGTCAAAGAAGTCTTAGGGCTTGGACCAAACAAAAGTGGCGTACCAAGAGTGGTAAAAAGTCGTCAGAAACAGGGGAAAGGTATCTCCCAGAGAAAGCTATTAAGGCACTCTCAAAAGAAGAATACGCAAGAACAACAAGAAAAAAAAGAGAAGATACTAAAAAAGGAAAACAGTTTAGTAAGCAACCAAAGAAGACAGCTAGAAAAGTTAGAAAGTATAGAAAGGTAAAATAATGTTTATTCCAGAAGAATATATAAGAAGAACATCCTCAACAGTTCCATTCGGATATCAAGAGGATGAAGACTTTGAAGGTTATTTAAAACCTATTGAAGAAGAGTTACAAATATTAAAAGAAGTTTCAGAAGCTGTATTTCATGGTGAAATTAGTCTAGGTATTGGAGTAGATTGGTTAGAGGCAGAAACAGGACGTAAGATGTCTAGACCCGGATTGAAAAAACACGTAGACAAAGTATATGGACGAAAATAAAAATAATTCAGAAAAATACTTGACAAATCCTGATGGGAGCTATATACTAAAGAAAGATGGTACTCCGAAGAAGAAACCCGGTAGACCTAAAAATTCAGAACTATCTGGACTTAAGTTGGCTTTACAAGCAAAAAAGAAGCTAACTAAAAAGAATCAGAAAGTTAAAAAGCTAACAAGAAGTTTAGCTAGAGTCAAGAAAGAACTTGACGATGAAGAGAAAGTTTTAACATCTAATGTTTTAACTGAGTCAGAAACTAAGAAGTTACCTGACCCTATACAGAAACATATAGATGAAACAGGTTCTTACGTGGCTTTTATGCCAAACGAAGGACCTCAAACAGACTTCCTTGCTGCTGGTGAGAAAGATGTTCTTTACGGTGGAGCAGCAGGTGGTGGTAAAAGTTTTGCAATGTTAATAGACCCGTTGCGATACTGCCACATAACAGAGCATAGAGCTTTGATACTTAGGAGGTCTATGCCAGAACTTAGAGAGATTATAGATAAATCTCGAGAACTTTATCCTAGAGCCTTTAAAGGTGCTAAGTTTAAAGAAGTAGAAAAGTTATGGCAGTTCCCAAGTGGAGCAAAGATTGAGTTTGGGTTCTTGGAACGAGATGCAGATGTTTATCGTTACCAAGGACAAGCGTACAGTTGGATAGGGTTTGATGAGATAACTCACTTACCCACAGAGTTTGGATGGAACTACTTAGCATCACGTTTAAGAACTACCAATCCAGAACTTAAAACATATCTAAGATGTACAGCTAACCCCGGTGGTGTTGGTGCTGCTTGGGTTAAGAAGAGATACGTAGAACCTGCAACAGAGAATAAAAGTTTTATAGGTAAAGACGGTCTCACTAGAAAGTTTATACCAGCTAAGTTACAGGATAATCCATACTTAGCAGAAGACGGTGAATACGAAAGGATGCTACAGTCCTTACCAGCAGTTCAAAGAAAACAACTGCTAGAAGGTAACTGGGACATAAATGAAGGAGCAGCCTTTGCTGAGTTTGAACCTCCGATTCACGTCATACCGCCTTTTGAGTTACCGGGGTGGTGGGAAAGAGTTAAAGCAGTAGACTATGGTTATGCTGCTGAAAGTTGTTGCTTATGGGCTGCTATCGACCCTGAAGACAAAACCATTATTATATATAGAGAATTATACAAAAAAGGTTTAACAGGCGAAGCTCTAGGCGACATTATCACCGAAATGGAAGATAATGAAATAAAGTCCATAACTGGTGTATTAGATACAGCAGCTTGGTCAAGGACTGGATATACTGGTCCTACTATTGGTGAAATCTTAGTTAATAAAGGACATAAACTAAGAAGAGCTGATAAGAATAGAATAGCAGGTAAAGCTCAAATACATGAGCATTTACGAGTAAATACAGGTACTGGAAGACCTAGATTGCAGATATTTAATACATGTCCCAATCTAATTAAAGAACTTCAAAGTCTTCCGTTATCTAAGAGTAACCCTGAAGATGTGGATACTCATGCTGCTGACCATGCTTATGATGCTTTAAGGTATCTAATTATGAGTAGACCAAGAATGGACCATCCTCATGATAGGATGTTAAGAATAAAAGAAGATTTATATAAACCTGCTGACACAGGATTTGGTTATTAATATGGCAGAAGATAACACATTTTTAAATGCTGATAATATCTACGAAGAAGTAGAAGGTGAGTCTGGAAAGAATTTAAACATACCAGAAGACCAACAAAGAAACTTAATAGGTATTATTCAAGGTAGGTTTGCTCAAGCAGAAGATGCTAGAGAAACTGATGAACGAAGATGGTTACGTGCATACGAAAACTATAGAGGTTTATATAACAAGTCAATAAGATTTAGAGACTCTGAAAAGTCTCGGGTATTTGTAAAAGTTACTAAGACTAAAGTACTAGCTGCATTCGGTCAGTTAGTAGATGTTATTTTTGGTACAGGTAAATTTCCGATAGGAATTTCGGAAACTAAAATACCTGAAGGCGAAACAGATTACGCACACCTAGATATTTCTAATCCAACTCCCGGTTTAGAAACATCAATGTCTGAAGAAATATCTGATGATATAGGTAATAGAGAAGGTGCAAATGTAAATCCATATGATGTTGGTTACGAAGGCGATGGTAAAACTTTAAAGCCCGGAGCATCTTTTTATAATGGTGTATTTGAAGATAGTCTCGAAGACCAAGCAGATAAGTTAGGTATATTAAAAGATGGAGCTAGTCCTGACCCACAAGCTTTAGAAGTATCTCCTGCACAAAAAGCTGCAAGAAGAATGGAGAAACTTATCCATGACCAAATAGAAGAATCTAATGGTTCTTCAGAAATAAGAAATGCTTTACTTGAAGCAGCTTTACTTGGTACTGGTATAATGAAAGGACCATTTAATGTAAATAAAAAATTAAATAAATGGGACACAGAAGAAGATGGTACAAGAACTTATAATCCTTTAGAAGTTAGAGTACCTAGAATAGAATTTGTAAGTTGCTGGGATTTTTATCCAGACCCTACAGCAACTACTATGGAAGAATGTGAATATATTATTCATAGACATAAAATGAATAAGAGTCAGTTAAGGCAGTTACGTAATATGCCTTACTTTAATGAAGATGCAATACGTGCAACAATTCAAATGGGTCCTAATTACGTAGAAAAAGATTTTGAGTATTCGTTAAAAGATGACGATAGAGCTGATGAAGATTATCAAAGTAACTTTGAAGTCTTGGAATACTGGGGAATTATGGATGCAGAATATGCAAAAGAAGTAGGTATTGACTTACCTGATTCTGTAGATGATTTAGATGAAGTACAAGTAAATGTATGGACATGTGGACATGAAGTTTTAAGAGCTGTAATAAATCCATTTACTCCATATAGAATACCTTATCACGCTTTCCCATACGAAAGAAACCCATATAACTTCTTTGGTATTGGTGTAGCAGAGAATATGGATGACAGTCAACAGATTATGAATGGTCATGCAAGAATGGCTGTAGATAATTTAGCAATGGCTGGTTCTTTGGTATTTGATGTAGATGAGTCTGCTTTAGTTGGTGGACAATCAATGGAAATATATCCGGGTAAGATATTTAGAAGACAAGCTGGAATGCCGGGACAAGCTATACACGGTTTGAAGTTTCCTAATACAGCACCAGAGAACATGATGATGTTTGATAAGTTTAGACAACTTGCAGACGAACAAACAGGTATACCTAGTTATTCACACGGACAAACAGGTGTTCAAAGTATGACAAGGACTG